AGCTGGTTGCGAAGAGTATCCAGTTGTTCTTTGATGACGGCAACCGCAGGGTGGTACGCACCAAACCGACGCTCCTCCAAGGGGCGCGTGTCCCGCATCTCCGTCTCTGCGCCAAGAATCGTTTCGGCTCCGCGCACAATGGCAGGCTTTGTAACGACCTCGGTCAGTGCTTCACGGCGGGGCACTGCTTGCGCCCTAGTCACCCACTCACTCAAGCCATCATGCAGTTCGGCTGCGGCTTTGGTGGCTTCGTCTATTGTCATTGCAGGACGGCCCTGTGCACGGCGGACAATAGCGGCTTCTTGTAGTGCAGCACTTATGTAATCGGCGCGGGCGCGTTCAACGCCAGCAATTGCTGTTTGCAGTGTTCCCGATGAAATGTCGCCTTTTCTTATTTGTTCTATCTGGGCGTCAATTTGTTTTGTGTTTTTGCCCTGCGCAAGTAGGCGGTCGCGTTCGCTTCGAGCTGCATCCAAAGCCGCTTTTATCTTGGGGTTTTTACCTAGTAAATCCCCACTGCGAATTTTGTCCAGTTCATCTTCAATACGGGCAAGCGCGTCTTGCTGTGCTCGACGGGCCGCAATAGTTTCTTGTACGTGAACAGGGCCATCTTTAGCCAGTGCGTTTACTTGGTCAAGCGCAAGATTGCCCCGCCCAAATGCGGTAGACGCCGCGGATTGTTCGTTTGCTCGTTTAGCCGTAAAGTAGTCGTGGTCAGCTTGTTCTTTTTCAGCCAACAGTTTGTCCAGTTTGCCAAGCTCTTCCTTTGATTTGTCGGACGGAAGGATTGCTTCGTTTACCTTGACAACTGGCTGCGCCCCACCCAAGCCTTTTTCAAATATAGGGTTGAGGTAATCAAAGTTTGTTTCCCCGGTACGGCGCAGGTTTTCAAGTACGTCCATACCTTCGGTGAACCCTGCCATGCGCTCATCCACTGGCGCAATTTGTTGCTGGGTTTGGAAGTCTGTTTGCCGCGTAGCCATCTCTTGGTCAGCGGCTTTCTTGGCTTGCTTTTCTTGCTCCGCAAGCCGCATCTTCAGGCCGGACAATAAGACATTGTTATTTACCGTAGACAGGGTAAAAGTTGCGTTACCTTCTTGAATAGGCGGTATTTTTACCCGGTTCTCAACCAACTGTTGAGCCAGTTTGGGGTCTTGCATTAGATAGTCTGCATACCGACCCATATCTTTAGGGTCGTCCATTTCTCCTGCGGCGCGTGCAGCATCGCGGGCCGCGCCTATCTGCTGGGTTGCGTAGTCCGTGAGCGTGGTGTCGGGTTTAACCGGGGGCGCGGCTTCTGTCTCATACAGCGAACGTGCAGCGCCTTTGCGACCGCTGACTTGGATGCCTTGCCCAACGCGGTTCTGCATCTGCTCCAGCATGTAGTCTTCGGGGCTCATTGCCGCAACGCGCTCTTGTTCTTTGAGCGTGTCCAAGATAGGACGAACACGCCGGTACTCCGATGCTGCCGCTTTCAAGATGGGCGCATGTTCTTTGAGCTGGGCGTTGATTGCCGCGTTGTCTTGCTTCTGGACTTCTGTAAGCGGTTGGGTTTTTGTGGATTTTTGAATCTGCGCTTGAAGGTCGGCTTGCACTTTCTCGGCGGCTTGGTACTCCAACTCTTTCTCTTTGGCGTATTCAGGTGTTTGGCGACGGGCTTGCTCTACGGCTGCGGCCTCGGCTTTAGTCTGCGCATCGGCTACGGCTTGGGCACGTTGGGCTTCACGTTGCTGGGCATCGAACCGGCCCTGCTCTTGACCACGTTCTATACGGCGACCAACCGGGGCAATCACACCGCCCAGCACCGCACCGCCCACGAAGTTGTCAAAGTACTCCTGACGGGCTGCGGGGTCGGTGATGCTCAGTCCTGCCTGCATACGCTCAAACACCTGCTGACCTGCTTCGGTCAGGCCCTCAATTGTCATTGTCTTGCCGGTGGACAGCACGTAGTCTGCGGCGGTTTTCTTGAGGGCTTCCTTGGCGTAGTTGGCTGCAACCTTCTCAGACGCGTTGATACCGGCGCTCTCCAGAATCTTCCCCACGCCGGGCATCATGCGCAAACTGAGGGTGTCAAAGGCCGCTTGGGGGAGGGATGCTAGGGCGGCATCAACAAGGTTTGTCTCGCCTAGCTTTTTGCCGGTATCCATTTGGCGGGACAAGTTTGACCCGGTGAACTGCGCTGCGGATGCAGCGCCTGCTGCTCCTAGACCCAATGCCGTTGCGCCTGCTGCACCCAATCCCAAAGCCCCTGTTACGGGAGCAGAACCAATTGCAGCGCCCGCGACAAGTGGAGCCGCCATGTACGGCAAGGAACCGCCAACCAACTCACCCAGTTTTGTAAAGGGGGCTTCTGTCCAACCTTCTTCGGTTGGCTTGAACGTCTTGGCTTGATACGCTTTTTGTTTGGCAATCTCTCGTTCAGCTTCTTCCAAACTGCCAATGCCAACTTTGCCTTTCAACGCAGCAACGTCCGCGCCAAGCCCCGCAATACCCGACTTGAGCGCGGGCATAAGGCCCGACTTGGGTTGTTGTTCTGCGGCTTGGGACTTGAATGCGTCGGGATACTTTTGCAGTGCCCGTTGCCACGCTGCTTTAGGGTCTTCCCCCTCTGCTACTGGGTAATATGTTCCATCAGGTAGAGGTAGGTAGTTAGCCATAAAGTTCAACAGTGTAGTAGCCGGGGGCGCCGCCCGGCGTTTAGCGCCTTACAGACTATACATCAAGGGGCCCGGACTTGTGAAGCAGGGGGCGCTTTCACAGTGGGCGGTACAAGGCGTGCCCGCAAGGTGTTTGTAACCACATCTTGCAAGTCTTTTGGAAGATTACTAAGTAACATTGGTTCTTTAACCAGTGCAGCCAACAGCGCTTCGTCGCCTTTACCTTCAGCCGTCTGTTCCGTGTAAAACTTAAAGCCTTTCTTGGCATCGCCGCCGCCCAGCGTAGCAAACAGACGTTCTTGCGCTCCGGGCATTTGGGCAATACGTTCTTGTACTGCCGCGCTGGCGTTTGCAATCGCTGCCCGGTTTTGCCGGTCGAGCGCGCTTTCATTAGCTTGGAATCGCATTTTGTTTTCTTCAAGCCCCGCTTGTGCTTTTACTCTAAGCAATTCGCTAGCCGTTTGATGGTTAACGCCTTCTCGGTGCTGGATGGTAGTTACCACGGCGTTATTGGCCGCTATTGCGCCTTGCGTAATGGTGTTCTGTGCGGCAAGACGGTCTTTCTCCGTCATGTTCTCTTGGTTAAACTTCAAGTCTGCCAACGCATCGCGGGCATCCTCCAGCTTCTGCCGTTGAGCAGAGTTGTACTTGACGCCTTCCATGTACTGCGCCACGCCTTTAGTAGCGCCTTCAGCAAGCCCTGCCAATCCTTTGCCGGTGGACTGCATCATTGCCAACCCAGCGGTAATCAAGGACATGTTGGGGTTCAGTTCTTCTTGGTCTTTGGCGTACTTCTCACGCCCAGCCAAACGGGTATTTCTCTCATCCACTAAAGCTTGAAGCCCCAATGCTCGTTTGTCTGCCGATGCAAGTTCTTTTTCGCCTTGAGCTTTTGCCAAATTTGCATTAGCTTGAATTTCCGGCGGAAGATTGGCACGCGGGTCGCCCTGCTTTTTGAGCAAGTCAGAAAACATTGCGCCGTAGTCCGTATCAGTTACGGTCGGCTTAGATACCGTTTGCGGCCCTGCATCAACGCGCAACTGGTCAATACCCTGTTTCTCTTTGGAGGCTTTTGCGGGGGCCTTATCCGTTTTGGTTTCTTTGCGGTCTACCGGAGCCGCTGGAGCTGCCGGTGCTACAGGTTTAGCAGGGGGTTTTGCCACAGCGGGTGGGGTCTGTGATAAATCTACAGTGTCCGTAACGTACGGGCTTTTGGTCGGCATTTGATTTGCGCCGCGCCTGCGCTCAAGCTCTGCGTTGGCTTGCCGAATTAGCTCGTCGCGGCTTCCAGTAAAAGGCCCCGTACCTATTGTGTACGGAAAAGGGGCGTTATCAGCGGGGGCTATCTTGCTGGGCAGTTTCCCGCCTTCGAGAACTCTTTGACGGTATGCCGCAAACGATTCGCCCGGTTGCCGGTCTTGAACCAAACCCGTATCCGCAAACGCAACTATCCCACCAGCTGCCATACCCTTCATATTGGGCGCGGGCAACTGGGCGATGCCGGAATCCTCGGGCATGGGCTGTCCTTGCGGAGCAGCCTGCGGTTGGGGCGCGGCTTGGGGGGCTGGGGGCTGCGGCGACATCTGCGCCACCACTTGCTGGTTTACTGGGGGAGGGGCAGCGCCTGTCTGCTGCGCCGCCATAGCTTGCGCCTGCTTGGAAATCTGGTTGTCCACAAACTTGGCAGCGGACAGCATCATGGGGTCGTCCATGTGCATCTGGGCAAACTGCTTGCGTTGAGGCGGCGTCATCTCCACAAGGTGGGCAATGACCGCGTTGATGTTCATCGGGCCGGTGATACCAGCCGAGTTGGGAGTCAGGGGGTGAGTTCCAAACATGACTGTTCCTTATCCCATGCCGTTGATGAGAAGCGCAGGCAGACCGCCTTTAGACTTGATTGCACCGCCTTTGGCCTGTCCCGTAGGAGTAGGGTTGTTTTTGGTGTACTGGTTGTACGCGCCCAAAGCGCCAGCAGCAGCCGTTCCCAAACCTGCAACGGTATTCAACATAGACGGGGCTGCGTTGTACACGCTTGAGCCAGTCTGGGTCAGAGGAGCGCCACGGATGATGTCTGACATGAACCCAAGGTTCTTAAATGGGTAGTTCTGTTCTGCAGCGTAGTTCTGCTGGCCCACGTTAATCAAGTTCTGGGCTTGTTGTTGCTGCTGACCGCCTATTTGATTCTGGAGACCCAGCGCAGCTTGGCCTTGCTGTCCCAGTAGGGAATACCCTTGAAGCCCTTTTGCTTGGTCTGCGTTGAACTGTTGCTGGGCGGAGTTGTATGCGTTTTGCAGGCCGGTTGCTTGAATATCGCCCTTTTGCAATGCAAGGTTGCGCTCACGCTCTGCCCGCATGATGGCATCCCGGCTTCCGCCAAATCCACCAGCTTGGGTTGCTTGGGCCTGTTGCTGGGTTCCAGCTACATCTGATTGCCGTTGTGCATCCCGTTGCTGTTGTTCGATGACGCTCTGAATATAGGGCGACATGTATTGCTGGGCTTGTTGAGTACCAAATGTCTGGCCTGACAAACCTTGCAGCCCTTGCAATGCAGTTTGGGAGTAGTTGTTTCCCGCACCACCAAGACCTTGGGCTTGTTGGAAAGATTGTTGCTGTAGAGGATTAAACGCCGCTACTTGGTCGCCCGCCAGACCATATTTCTTGGCCCAGTCTTGGTAGCTTTGATATGGTTGGGAAGAAGCTGCTTGCGCGGCCCCAAGTAACCCTTCTGCATAGGGGGCAATTACCGGCGCAAAGCCTGTTTGATACTGTATTGTTTGGTCTGCCATCTCAGCTCCTATGCGGGAAGGTGGCGCACAGCTTTGCTGTTCTTTGCCACTTGGTCTTTACCGACGGTCTGTTTACGACCGGCTTGGATTCTGTCCATCATCTTGTACAACTCGCGTGCTCCTGCGTCCGTGGAACCGTTGCCAATTTCTGACACGATTCGGGCAGGAATTACAAATTCGCCATCTGCAAGGCGGGCTGGCTGACCGTGACCTATTGTAGCTGGGATGTCGTCGGAAACACCATCGCCGGGGCCTTTAAGCAAGCGTCCCCCATCGGAGTAGGAACCGAGGTTGTATTGGTGCAGGTTGGCTATGCCGCCACGGGCCATATGCTGGTCAAATTGACCGTGCTGTAGGTATCCACCTCGGGCATCGGATGGGCCACCACTATCGGGTGCATCATGCCAGTTACCGGGGTCTCTTCCTGCCGCATCACGAGCCGCTTCTGCTGAACCATACCCACCAGTTGCATCCCCTTTAGCATCTGCGGTAGAGCTCCAATTGGAACCACCATCCAAGCCGTTATAGTTAAAACCCTCCCCGATTGGAGAGTTGGCTAATCCAGCCTGCTGTGCCTGTTGCGCGGGGTCTACGGTTGGATTTGCTTTAACGCTTAAACCGGAATATAAAGGGCTACCTGTTCGGGCAAATGCCCGTTGCTCTGCATCGGCATTCACTACAAATGAATACAAAGGGTCTGCTGGTACAGGGGTTTCTCCAAATACTGCTTTGGCCAAACTGTAAACAGGGGTGGCAACAAATTTTGCAGCATTTAGAAAAGCTGCTGTTTTGGGGTTATCTTTGTCCGCCTGTGCTCTTACAGCATTCTGTTCTTCGCGGGTTAACCCTAACCCGCCAAAATACTGGTCACGCGAAAGACCATTCAACATTGCTTGCGGCCTTGCATTGTCCGCCGCTTGTTCAGCGCGTTGTTCTGGCGTTAAACCGTTTCCGCCTTGAAGAATTTTCTGTGCTTTGGAAATAGGATTCCCGTACTCGTCGTATTGCTGGTCTAGTATGGGTGTGGTTGGTGTGATGGGCTTAGGCATATACGTGCTGTAGTCCACCTGCGGTGCGGTGGTATGCGTGAACTGCATGGGATTAGGCCCACGTCCCATCAGGTAGTCATAGATGCGTTCTGAATCGTTAGCTGTTCCACCCGCAGCCATGCCCTGCGCTTTCTCATAGTCAGACTTTGCCACAGCGCCGAATGCACCGGCTGTCCCTGCTTCAGATGTCACATCCTTATTGGGGTCACCGCCAGCCTCATAAACGCCCACTTGCTTATACTGTCCAGTAACAGGGTCAAGCGCGTACTTGCGGATGTAGCCCTTGTGTTGTGCGGGTGCGCCATCGTCCTCTTCTTCACCAAGCATGTCTGCCGCAGCAGGAGCCAAGCCCTCCAAGATGGGCAGACTGCCTTTCAGCACACTGCCGCCGCCAAGAGTGGAGAGTGAATTTATAGGGTGTTCAATAAAGTTACTCAGACCTGTTCCAACTTGGGACTGATATGTTCCGTTGGCAATAGCTTCTTGTGTTGCAGCTTGCCTTGCGGCTTCTCCCGCCGCGCCGGGCATATATCCCGCTTCAGCACCCAGACCCGCCAGACCGCCAACCATTTCGCCGCCACCGTAAGCACCAAGACCCGCCATCAAGCCTTTGCTCAAATCCTTGGAGTCCAGCGCGGTCAAGCCGCCAACAATACCCGCAGACATCAACGGGCTAATAGCCCCACCGCTCAGATACGTCAAACCAGCGCCAGCAACTGCGGGCAGGATGCTGTCCAAGAACCCTGCTTCAGGAAGACCCGTCTCAGGGTTTACACTGAGTTGACCTCCATGCTTTTGAGCAAGTGCTTGCAATCCCGCCACTTCCTTGTTGGACATGTGGACGAGAGTGGAGTCTGGGCCACGCCCTTTTTGGGCAAGATGGTTTGCAACAAGTTGGAGGCTCATGTTTTTACCTTTAGTACGTTACCGGCGGTCGTGTCATAGTAGATGTCCCCGACCCGCAAATTGGATAAGTCCGCTTGCGTTGGCAGGCTTGGAACCGTTGATGTGCCTGTAGGTGGGGCGCTCAAAGCTGCAACAACATCCGTCCCATTCCGCTGGGTACTGACAGCTATTGGCCCAGCATTATCCAACTGGTTGAAGTATAGCGAAATAACCCGAAAAATGCCGTTGAAAGCTGTTGCGTCATACATAACCGGCACTGCTGGAATTCGGGGAGCAACTACGTTTTTTTGGCTCATGTTTATCTCCTGCCGTCTGCTCGGATGTCAATACGAGGAGCGCCAAGCTGCCACTGCGTGCCGAGCGTGTTGGAGGTGAGCTTCATCTGCATCTGGCGACCACGGACACGGATGTAAATCTGCCCGGTGTACTCATCTACGTTAATAACCGACGGGGCTGAACCTGAGTAATTAACCGCAGCATTGCCAGTCTGCGTAATGCCCGAGCCGGAGTTGTTAAGCCCTTGCAGATACATAGTCACTGAAGGCGTAGTTCCCTCGGTAGACCCACGGAATGTCAAGTCAGGCAGCATCCGATACACAAACGCAAAATTCTGTCCATCTCCAATATCAAATTGAGCGGAGGTAATAGAAGCCTCAATAGGAGTTAATGTTCCAGTTGTTCCGTCATCAACACCAAACTCATGGTAAACGAGATTGTTCACGTAAGTAGCTGCAATTGGATAGTCCCGTAGAGCGGTATCCAACCATGCTGTACGGGCCATTGAGCCGTAGTACCACAGGTCTTCTGCGTAGTTATAGATAACGTATTTATCGACAGTTGTGCTTCCTTGTGAGCAGTAGAACCACCAAACCTCATTGAAGCCTTCATTCGTGCCAGAAAACACTTGGTCAAATTGGGTGCGGTTAATGTCGCTGTAGATGTACTGGCGCAGGTCGCAGCGCAGGGTTTGCACCCGTCCATCGTATTTGTAGAACTTGTCTTTCCCCATCCAATAGGAAACACCACTAGCGTAAGACGCAGCGTTCATGCTGGCAATTGAGATGTTGTCCGACAGAAGCTGGTTACCCCACACATAGGGGGGCCCGAGGTACTGCAACGAGTACAGCGCAGCGTCAGTCCACACCAAAACTTCTTGACGGCTCTGGAGCACTGAGACAATTAGGGAGCCATGCGAAAGCTGGATTTCACCCGCTTGGTTGGTTACCGCCGGAGCCCACTCAACTACGCTCTCTTGGTTTGACCACCGAATAGTCATGGGGTCATAGGTCGTGCTGCCGTATGGGTTGGCCCCGAAGCACATAGTGAAGCGGCTGGAGTCCGACACCAAAATGGTATTCTGCTGGATGGGCACGCTAGAAGCCCCAGCCAAATCTTCAACTGCAATACCCCGCGCAGACAGACTATGAATGCCAGACCCTGCGCTGGTAGTGTCAATGAATGTCCCACTCGAATAGTCCACATAGGTTGCGGACAGCTTGAAGGTGTTGTCAAGAGTGCTCTTGGTAACAAAATACCGCGTATACGGTTTCAACGGAACTGGCAATGCTCCAGTGGTCTGGAACATGATGGCTGTTCCACTGATGATGGGTGTGGTGGTATTTGCAGTAAGCGTGCAAACAGCCGGTGTGGCGGGGCCGGTAATAGTAATGGTCGTAGGAATTGCCAAGTTGACTGCCGGTGTTGCGTTCCAGTAGTACAGTTTGCCCAACTTGGGGCCAAACACCAAGTTCTGTCCAAAGTTCCACTGCGACCAGATTGCTAAAGTAGCAGTGCTGGCATAACCCAATCCGCCCCAACTTTCAGGAAGCCAAGCGTTACCGCCCCAACCAGAAAACGTAGTATTCGCAGCCGAACCAATATGCAATAGGTAGGACGCAAATACCGCCGTGCCGCCGCCTGCACCGGAGTAAGTTAGCCCGGTGGGCGTTCCCGCTGTGGTTGTAACACCCGCACCACCCACAGTAGTGGATAGAGTAAATGTTGTTGAGCCGTTAGTGGCAACAATGTAGTACTTAGTTGGGCTTGTGTACCCAGAAATAGAGCCCGTACCACCATAGGTTCCACTGATTGTTACCGACTGCCCAACTACCAAAGTGTAAGTTGAAGCAGTACAACTAAACTGCCCCGCCGTACCCGTAATAGCTACACCTGATAGCGTTGTTGCACCAGAAGCAGTGGTAGCCGATGTAATGGTATAGGTCGTACTAGTCGGCACAGTCTTGACTTCGTACTCTCCATTGATGGTCACCCCGTTGAATGTAGATGCACCAGAGAAAATTACAAAGTCCCCCACTTGTGGGCTGTAATAGGGGTCAGTTACGGTTACTGTGGCTGACCCACTCACGGTGGTAAATGGTGCTGCACCCAATGTGCTGGTTGTGTAAATGGGGGTGATGTCGTAGTACGCCCCAGTTGCTTCAATATAAAACTTATCACTTGTACCAACGCCAAGCAAGTTTGCGCCCGTCAGGGTAGTCCAATTCCACAATGAACGGCACACACCCGTGTAGGTATTAGGGGAGATTTGTATCCAGCCACCAAGTTTCTCAGGCGTGCCTTGGCGGAAACGAATCTTTTCAGACTCGTAGTACCCGCCCTCATTGGTGTATCGGGTGTTCTCCCTGTTTACACCGGGCTTGAGGATGACTTTTTTTAGTGGCATATCAAGCTAACATTGATTCCGCAGTGTCTTGTACATGGTCTACACGGGCCAGCCATCCCTTGAGAAACTTCTGCTGTGACGGGTTGCTCGTGGCAAGGCCATTGTAGAAGCGTTCTTTTTGGTCGGCAAAGTTGTTCAGCAAAATGGTGGGGTGAGTCTTGGAGACCAAACCCAGAGTGCCAGAGCCAATCACGCCGTCATCCACCGCGCCGACGGAGCGTTGCAGAAACTTGGCTGCGCGTCCAACTCCAGCATTCACTGCAAAATCAAACACTGCGTAGTCCACGCCGGGGGGTAGGTCATCACCTTTGACCTTGTCCCAGTACATCTGCTTGTAGAATGGCTTGACTGTGTCTTTTGTCAAGGCCTTCATTTCGCCCGGCTGGATGGCACGACCCAAGTAAGCACCCCAAGCGCCAATAGTCACGCCAAGGTTTGTTTCCCCTCCAGCGTCATCCTTATCCCAGACGTATCCACCCTCGGACTGAATGACCTTGGCAAAGCAGGTATCAAAGTTTTCTTTCATTTGATTGGCGTTGAGTTATGGATCATTTCGTCTTTGCGCTGACTTCCAGCAGACGAGCCAAAATAGAAATTGACCACCTGTTCGGCCTTTGCAGACAGGTAGCCAATCAAAGTGCCAGCCAGTACGGAATCAATAACGGCAAAACCGCCCAGCGTTGCTATCACCACGCCGATAAACGCACTGACAATCAGGATTGCCAGCGATGGCACAAGCATGGATTTGGTTGCAATCTGCATTTCACGCGCAGATTTTCTGTCTTCTACAACCAACCTAGCAAAATCCAATCCCATCGACTGCGCTTGTTTTTTAAGTTCCAGTTCCGCAAGTTGAATTGCTGCGACTTGCTCAGATGTCAACTTGCCGCTGCTGATAACGTCTTGCACTTGCTCAGGTTCAACACCAATTGCTTTAGCAAGAGCTGCTACACCCATACCAGCAAGCGGTCCAGCCAAGCATGTTGCAATCGTAGGTGCAAGTGTCTTAAGCCATTCCATTTTTGTCTCCTACTGAAATTTCGTCCATATGGGAGCCAACCTTCAAGCCGGACAGCCACCCAATCAGGCCACCGACGATTGTCTGGAATGCAGGGCCGATGATCTCGAAAATCTTGGTGTTGTCCACTTCCTTGACAAACAAGCCATGAACGAGCGCACCAATAAGCACCACGACTACAGAGCAAAGAGTGGCGGTCACCATCATGGTCACCCAGTAAATCAGCTTGTCTTTCGCGTCCATCACTTTGCCCTTTCGTACAACTGCTCAATTCTTGAGCGGATTTTAATGCTGTCGGCGTTACCTAGTATGCCCCCTAAATTGGAATAAAGCAGCGTTAACTGCTCTTTGGTGCACACCGGCCCTGACGTTTCCAACCAATCCCAAACTCTATCTGCACGCTCTTTGGGGTCATGGCTTGAGTACCCAATGCTTACAAACTCACTGACGCTGCACTCTCGCTTAACCGTGGCCCCGTAGACCAGCGACAAGATGAAGAGTGGTATGAGCCAGCGCACATTGGGTTTACTCGTAAAGAATATTGATGGAGCCAGCGGTAAAAGTGTCTGTGCCGTTTACTGTGGTGATTCGGACTCTGTCAAGAGTGTCAGAAAGAGTTTTACTTCCCGCTGATGTTAGAGTCAATGTAGTTGCATTTTCAGCTAGTAATCCAGAAGCAACCCACTTGTTACTTCCAAGAGTACATATAGATATTGCGCCTTGAAGTAAATCCGCTGATACAATACTGTTAATGTTGTAACCAACAGTAGAGCCAGCAGTACTTACCCCGCCCCCAGTCAGTCGAGATGATGTTGACAAATATGACGTAGTTTCAACACCCCCAGAATCTCCAATTTGGATTAGTTTTACAGAAGTTCCTGATGTACTAACTCCACTGAACATTACCGTGATGCGCTTTACCCAAGATGGAATGCTGGTGAAATCAATACTGGTTCCGCTGGTAGACGCAACCGTTGTGCCAGAGGTAATGACGCTAGAAGCCATTGAGCTCATGGATGCGCCAGTAATTGTTGGGCTAGTTAGTGTTTTGTTGGTCAGCGTCTGGGTGTCAGTCGTACCGACCACAGCACCGGCAGGGTTGCCAACGCCGCCTGCGGGGAATGTAACCCCAGATGTTCCGTTAATTGTAGTTGCCATAGTGCTTACTCGTAAAGAATGTTGATGGAGCCAAGGTCAAAGGTGTCAGTGCCGCCCGCAGTAGTGATTACTACTCGGTCAAGAGTGCCTGACAGTGCAACAGCGCCCGCGCCCCCTTGCATGATTGACGTATCAGATAAACCAACAGACGCAGTAAAAGCCCATGAATTTCCACCAATAGCGCACAGTTGCGCCATCCCATTACGGACATAGGTTGCTGCGCTCACATTGGATATGTAAAACCCAACACCGTTTTGGATAGTGCCCATTGATGCACCGCTGGCTGCGCCATAACCAACACCCAAGTATCCAGAAGTTAAAACGCTTCCCGCACCTACTTGCACTATTAAAACCGATGTTCCGCTTGTACTCACACCATTAAACATCACCGTAATACGCTTAACCCAGCTAGGGATACTGCTGAACGTGATGCTTGTTCCGCTAGTGCTGGCTTGTGATGTGCCACTGACTATTTGCGAACCCGTACCCGGCACGGTGACTGTGGGATACCAGCTAGTGCTTGCCAAACGATAAACGTAAGACACGCCCGTTTTGGCGGGTAGGAAGGTGACCGCGCCAACTACCGACTGCCCGGTATTGCCGTTTAGCGTGAGCGCTGTAATTTGCTGGCTGCTGCTGAATGTGATAACCATGCCGTCCGATGGCGAAGCAGGCATTGTGATAGTGCCGGTTGCCAGCGTGCCAGCAGGGTTCATCACCAGCGTCTGAGTGCCAGCGGCGAAGGTGTAGCTAAACCCCGTCGTTGAGACTTGGTAGTCATAGGCTTGGAGCAGCCCGTTTGTGCCTGATATTACAGCGGTCATGGGTTACACCTTTGGATATTTGGCTTTGACTGCTTGGCAGTCGGCGATGTACTTGTCAATCTGCGCTTGGTCACCCTTTACAACGCCATCAAGGTAGTCGGTAATGGGCGGGTACTCAGCAGCGCGTTGTTGTGCGTAGGTCAGTTCTACTTTAGGGCGCAGCGCATCGGCTTCTTCGTCAGTAATCTGTACACAACCTGTGGGCAAATATGACTCATATTCAGTAGAATCTAGCCAGTGCAGTTTATTTTCAGTGCTTTTGTAGTGTGGCATTTTTAGTCCTTAGCGGAGTTCTACGGTAGTGTTTATTGCGGTTGTTCCTGTGACTGTGTACACATAAGAAGCACTGGGTGGAATAGTTGCTACCAATGTCAAAGGAAAACTACCCGCGCTTGCATGAGTACATTGATTAACAACCACACCATTAACAGCGATTTGACTATTACTAGATGAAGCTGAACTTTGACCTGTTATTAACAGTGTAATGGGTTTTCCAGTAGTGTTGTAATAGGTTGTGGCTGAAGTGCGCGTCACATTTTGCCAAGTTTGCCCGTACCCCAGCGAACTCATAGAGTTCAAAGCCTGACCGCCATATCCCTGAATGGTTGATGGCGCAGTGGCCCATGTGCCAGCGGTTGCTTGGGTGGATTCAATGTAACCAATCACACGATATGCAAGTGATGTGCGGGCTGTGGTTGAGTAAATTACGTTTGCGCTATCCGCCGCGCCTGCGCCTCCTTCAGCAGTTGTGCTGACAAGATTGGTTTCGTCAAGCTGATTGCCGCCAGAAATGTTGACCGCCGCCAATTCCAATGTACCGGCATTGTTCATTGCAATCACAACGATGCGAGACTGCGTAGCCGATACGGTTCCAAGGGTTGACCCGCTTGAGATAACCAAGTTGGCAGGGGTTCCAGTGACCGTTGTAACTGTGCCGCTACCCAATGTAGTAGAGCGAAAATCAAGCGTAAGCTGAGATGCAGAAATGGTCAATGCACTTGCAGCAACCGAAGCAGAGATTGGCTGGATTTGTGGCCCTAGGCTTAAAGTTCCTGTAGCTGTAGGTAGGGTTAGCGTGTAGCTGCTGGCGCTGTTGGGCGAGGCGATGGTGAATACACCAGCCCCGCTTGCATTGCCTTGGATTGCGACTGAACTCATGGGTTCTCCTTAAACAATAGACCAAGTAGAGCCGGTAGGCACGGTGACCGTGACACCTGCTGCAACAGAAACTGGGCCGAATGTACCTGCGTTGTTGCCAGCGGTGATGCTGTAGCTGGTGTTCACGGTCTGACCGTTCTCATAAAAAATTTGGTCGGCTCCACCGCCTGTAGCGCCGCCACTACCCGAGACCTTGATGAAGTCCGAGCCGTTCCATGTGCAAATTGCCGAACTACCAGCGCCGATGGTGACTCCGGTGGTAGGCCCAGTACCGCACAGCTTGATGGACTGGGTGCTGGAGGTCTTGTTGACGACGATGTAGAACTGACGGCTGCCTGAAGATGCCGACGGGGCAATGATGGTGCGGGTTGCTGTTCCACCTGCCGTCCACAGAATGACTGCATACTGAGAAGAAGTACCGCTCAGGGACGCATTGGTGGTTTTGGTCAGCGTTACATCTGCATCGGTACTGATGGTGTTCGTGCCCGCCACCGCCGCATCAAGATACGCAGTGATGTAGTTGTTGACCGTGTCGCCCCATGTCCCGGACAGTTCGCCCGTTACAGGAAGCGCAAGGCCTAAGAGAGAGGTGTAGGAAGTAGCCATGTAATCATTCTCCAAGAGAGGGACTCTTCATCCCATTCGTACATATTATCGTCCACAGGATGCGCTACAGGCGCTTGCCACAAACAGGTGTCTTCATTCAGAGTCCAGCTATTGTACGGC